TGTCCTCCTGCGGCAGGATGCGGGAAACGACACCCTTGTTGCCGTGACGGCCTGCCATCTTATCGCCAACGCTGATCTTGCGCTTCTGGGCGATGTAGCAGCGCACCACCTCGCGCACGCCGGGCTGCAGCTCGTCGCTGTTCTCCGGGGTGAACACCTTGACGTCCACGATGATGCCGTAAGCGCCGTGGGGCACACGCAGGGAGGTATCACGCACTTCGCGTGCCTTCTCGCCGAAGATGGCGCGCAGCAGGCGCTCCTCGGCGGTCAGCTCGGTCTCGCCCTTCGGGGTGACCTTGCCGACCAGAATATCGCCGCTCTTGACCTCGGCACCGATGCGGATGATGCCGCGCTCGTCCAGATCCTTCAGAGCGTCCTCCGAGACGTTGGGGATATCACGGGTGATCTCCTCGGGTCCCAGCTTGGTGTCGCGGGACTCCGTCTCGTACTCCTCAATATGAATGGAGGTGTACACGTCCTCGCGCACGATCTTCTCGTTCAGCAGGACGGCGTCCTCGTAGTTGTAACCTTCCCAGGTCATGAAGCCGATCAGGGCGTTCTTGCCCAGAGAGATCTCGCCGTTGCGCATGGCAGGGCCGTCGGCCAGCACCTGACCGGCCTTGACGCTCTCGCCCACTTCCACGATGGGGCGCTGGTTGATGCAGGTGCCTGCGTTGGAGCGGGCAAACTTGACCAGAGCGTAATCCTCCAGCTCACCCTTGGTGTTGCGGACCACCACATGGTCGGCATCCATCTTCTCCACGATACCGTCGTTCTTGGCCAGAACTGCAGTGCCGGAGTCGGTAGCTGCCTTGTACTCCATACCGGTAGCCACGATGGGCTGCTGGGTGACCATCAGAGGCACTGCCTGACGCTGCATGTTGGAACCCATCAGAGCACGGTTACAGTCATCGTTCTCCAGGAAGGGGATGCAGGCGGTTGCGACAGAAACCATCATTCGGGGCGAGACGTCCATGTAATCGACCTTCTCGGCGTCGATTTCCAGGATCTCATCGCGGCGGCGGGCAGAAACGCGGGGACGCACGAAGTGCTTGCCCTCGTCCAGCGGCTCGTTGGCCTGTGCCACAACGTACTCGTCCTCGACGTCAGCGGTCATATACTCGACCTCGTCGGTGACGACCTGTTCCTTCAGGTTGCCGTTCTCGTCATAGATCTTCTTGACCTTGCGGTACGGAGCTTCCACAAAGCCGTACTCGTTGATCTTAGCGTAGGATGCCAGATAGGAGATCAGACCGATGTTGGGGCCTTCAGGGGTCTCGATGGGGCACATACGACCGTAGTGGCTGTAGTGAACGTCGCGGACCTCGAAACCTGCACGGTCACGGCTCAGACCGCCGGGGCCCAGAGCGGACAGACGGCGCTTATGGGTCAGTTCAGCCAGCGGGTTGTTCTGATCCATGAACTGGGACAGCGGAGAAGAACCGAAGAACTCCTTGATGGCTGCCACCACCGGGCGGATGTTGATCAGAGCCTGCGGGGTGATGACGCTCTGATCCTGGCTCTGCAGGGTCATGCGTTCACGGATGACGCGCTCCATACGGGAGAAGCCGATGCGGAACTGGTTCTGCAGCAGCTCACCCACGCTGCGGATGCGGCGGTTGCCCAGGTGGTCGATATCATCGGTGGTGCCGATGCCGTGGCCCAGGCCGTTCAGGTAGTTGATGGAAGCCAGAATGTCGGCCACGGTAACGGTACGGCCGATCAGCTGGTCGTGGTTGCGGCGCAGCATTTCCTTCTGCTCTTCCACATCAGAAGTGGTATCGAGGATCTTCTTGATCTCGTCGAAGGAGCAGCGCTCGTTGATGCCGCACTCCTTCACGTCGAAGGAGAAGAAGCCCTGTGCGTCCACGCAGCCGTTGGTGATGACCTTGACCAGCTTGTCCTCGACCTTCAGCATGACCACGTTCACACCGGCGTTGTCGGCCTTCTCAGCCATCTCGCGGGTGATCTTGGTATTGGCCTCGATCAGCACCTCGCCGGTCAGCGGGTCCACCACGTTCTCAGCGGCCACAAAGCCGATGATGCGGCGGGCCAGAGACAGCTTCTTGTTCATCTTGTAACGGCCGAACCGGGACAGATCGTAACGGCGCGGGTCGAAGAACAGCATGTTGATCTGGCTGGTAGCGGACTCCACCGTGGGAGGCTCGCCGGGGCGCAGCTTGCGGTAAACTTCCAGCAGGCCCTCGTCCTGGTTCTTGGTGGTATCCTTTTCCAGGGTGGCCAGGATGCGTTCGTCGTCGCCGAAGAAGTTCAGGATATCCTCGTTGGTGGACAGGCCCAGTGCACGGCACAGCACGGTGACGGGCAGCTTGCGGTTCTTGTCGATGCGGACATAGAACACGTTGGAGGCATCGGTCTCATACTCCAGCCATGCGCCGCGGTTGGGGTTCATGGTGGCGCTGTACAGGTCGTTGCCCACCTTATCCTTGGCATCGCCGTAGAACACGCCGGGAGAACGGACCAGCTGGCTGACGATCGCACGCTCTGCACCGTTGATCACAAAGGTGCCGGCGTCGGTCATCAGGGGGAAGTCACCCATGAAGATCTCCTGATCCTTCACCTCGCCGGTCTCCTTGTTCAGCAGACGGGCGGTGACGCGCAGGGGTGCTGCATAGGTCACGTCGCGCTCCTTGCACTCCTTGATGCTGTACTTCGGCTCCTTGTCGAGGCGGAAGTCCACAAAGCTCAGTGCCAGATTGCCGGTGTAGTCCTCAATGGTGCCGATGTCGTGGAAGACCTCCTTCAGGCCTTCGTCCAGGAACCACTGATACGAGTTCTTCTGGACCTCGATCAGGTTCGGCATACTGATGACTTCGTCGATGTGGGAGAAGCTCATGCGCTCGGTTTTGCCGAGCTTGACGGGCTTGACTTTCATCATAAAATCAACCACTCCTTACTTTTATACTCTACGGGATGTCGTATACACGGGTCAAATTTGAGCAGACACACATAATTCGACCCGCGTCGGAAGGAACGTTTCGGCGTTTTTCACAAACTTTGCGGTTTGACCCACTCAGCCGACCCCGGCGCATTCCTCTTTTAGGCGCATTAGTCCATTATGTGATACTAATGCAGTATACACCCTAAAAGTCCAGTTGTCAAGCCATTTTTCACGATTTCTGTGCATTTTTTTGATTTTTGCCGGTTTATTCCGTACACCCGGCAGCGTGTCAGTTTTCTTCGTTTTAGGGGTTGATATTTTTATTTTGCACGTTCCATACCAAAACAGCCTTGTGCAATTTGTCTATCTTGTCTCTTGTATTCTGAAGTAGGACTTTATCAGAAAGATTTCTCTGCCCTGTTACGCGGCAACCGTAAAGCCGATCGCAACAGATGCCCCTTACCGCAACGACCCCTCTCGTGAAAATGATATTTCCGCTATTCATGGCGCAGCGCACGCGGAGCCATCTCCAATCGTTCCGTTCCACTTCTGCACAAAAAAGCCTCCGAAAAATCCGCAGATTTTTCAGAGGCTCCCTCTTATAATGTTATCAGCGCTTCACTCATCCAGATAATCCCGCAGGCGCTTGGCGCGGCTGGGGTGCCGCAGCTTACGCAGGGCTTTGGCTTCGATCTGCCGCACCCGCTCCCGGGTCACGTTAAACTCCCGGCCCAGCTCTTCCAGCGTACGGGAACGCCCGTCCTCCAGCCCGAAGCGCAGGGCGATCACCCGCTCTTCCCGGGGCGTCAAGCTCTTGAGCACGTTCATCAGTTCCCGGCGCAGCAGCTGCCGCCCGGCTTCGTCCACCGGAACACCCGCTTCCTCATCCTGGATGAAATCCTCCAGATGGGCATCCTCTTCCTCGCCCACCGGCGTTTCCAGACTGATGGGATCCTGTGCCAGCTGCAGCAGTTCCCGCACCCGGTCCGGTTCCAGATCCAGCTGCACGGCGATTTCCTCCACCGTGGGCTCCCGGCCATTTTTGCGCAGCAGCTCCCCTGCTGTCTTTTTGACCCGGTTGATGTTCTCCACCAGATGCACCGGAATGCGGATGGTACGGCCCTGGTCTGCAATGGCCCGGGTGATGGCCTGCCGGATCCACCAGGTGGCGTAGGTGGAAAACTTGAAGCCGCGCTCCGGCTCAAACTTTTCGGCCGCCTTCATCAGGCCGAGGTTTCCTTCCTGAATCAGGTCCAGAAACGGCAGTCCCCGCCCGACATAGCGCTTGGCCACCGACACCACCAGCCGCAGGTTGGCTTCGCTCAGAGCACGGCGAGCGTCGGCGTCCCCGGCCTGTGCGGCGCGGGCAAGGTCTGCTTCCTGCTGTGCCGTAAGCAGCGGCACCCGGCCGATCTCCTTTAAATAGGTGTGCACTGGGTCATCCAGCGCCACGCCCTCGGCGGAGAGTTCATGTTCCAGCTGACCAAGCTGCGTTTCGTCCAGCGGCGGAAGCTCCGCTTCCTCGTCCTCGGCAATGTGCACGCCCCGGGCCTCCAGCGCTTCGTACAGTTCATCCAGCTGGGCCACATCATAGTCCGCCTCGTCCATGGCGCGGCTGATCTGGTCCGGGGTCAGGGTCTTGCGCCGGGCGTGTGCCGCCAGCGTCCGGGCCAGTTCCTCGGTCTGCGACAATTTCTGCATGATTCCTGCTCCTTTCCTCTCCTGCTCCAGCCGGAGGGGAAAGCGGGCCTCATTCTTCTTCGCACACGAGCCCCTGCTTTTTTTCGCGCATCGACTGGAAGTAGCTGCTCAGTTCCTCGTTTGTCATGCTGGCCGCCTTGCTTGCCACGGGCATGCCCCGGGCAATGCGGTCCAGATACAGCCGGATGTCATCCGGTGTACAGTTCACATCGCTGTATTGTGCCGCAAGATGGCTCAGTTCATTCAGAGCCTCCTCGCTGACAAAGGCCCGGAGGGTGGCCAGGCTGATGTCCACCCCCTGCTGGCGGCAGTCCACCATAGCCTGGTACAGCTCCTTTTGCTGGGGCTGGATGAATCGGTCTGCCGTCAGCTGATCCTTGACCAGATCCAGATACTGCGGTTCCCGCAGGATGGCCGCCAGCAGACGCTGCTGTGCGCTGACGATGCCCAGGGCCTGGCTGCCGCCTGCTGTGTAGGACACCTTGATCTGGTCCATCTCCCCGGACCGCAGCACCTGCCGGTCATGCTCCCGGCGGCGTTTGCTGCCTGCCTTTTTTACGGCGGTGCCCAGCTGGGTCATGATGGCAGCTTTGGAGATGTTGGTCTCCTCTGCCAGCCGCCCGGCGTAGACCTCCTGCTCGGTGGGGCTGGACCGCTGGGCCAGCAGGTCCACCGCCTCCTTGACGTATTCCAGCCGCTGGGCATCCTGCGAAAGGTCATACTGACTGCGCAGCCGCCCCAGACGGAAGTCCAGCGCATTGCCCACGCCGTCCAGCAGTGCCTTGAAGCGCTCGGCGCCATACTTTTTGATGTACTCATCCGGGTCCTTGGCACCGGGGATCTGCAGCACGCCCACCTTGACCGGGCTGTTGCGGAACAGCTCCAGCGACCGCAGGGTGGCTTTCTGGCCCGCCTCGTCCGAGTCGTAGCTCAGGATAACTTCGTCCGCGTACTCGCTGATGAGCCGCACCTGATCCGGGGTCAGGGCCGTGCCGCAGGCACACACTGCCGTGTCGATGCCGGCCTGCTGCATGCTGATGACGTCCATATAGCCCTCGCACAGCACGAACCGCCGGGACGCACTGCGCTTGGCGATCTGCAGCGCGAATACCGTGTCCGACTTGTGGTAGACCAGCGTTTCCGGGCTGTTGACGTATTTGGGTTTGGAGTCATCCAGCACGCGGCCGCCAAAGGCAATGATGTTGCCCCGCAGATCAAAAATAGGGGTCATCACCCGCTTCCAGAACAGGCAGTAGATCCGCCCGGACGGGCTGCGCTTGAACAGACCACTGGCGTCCAGCTCCTGCTGATTGTAGCCCTTATCCCGCAAAAACTGGTAGAGAGCCTGCCCGTCGTTGGGGGCATAGCCCAGCCCGAACCGGACAATGGTCTTGTCGTCCAGGCCGCGCCGTCGCCAGTAGGCACGGGCCTGCCGGGCCTCCTCCACAGTGGAGTTGAGACAGGCATGGAAAAACCGTGCCGCCTCCTTGTTCATGGACAGGATGCGGCTGCGCATCCTGCCGGTCTTGTCGTCCTCCTGGGGCTCCGGCATCCCGGCCCGGGCCGCCAGCATCTTGACGGCCTCCGGGTAGTCGATGCTGTTGATCTTTTTGGCAAAGGTAATGGCATCGCCGCCGGCCCCGCAGCCAAAGCAGTAAAAGCTCTGGGTGTCCGGGTAGACGTAAAAGGAGGGCGATTTTTCACTGTGGAAGGGGCACAGCCCGCCGTACAGCCGCCCCTTGCGCTTGAGCTGCACATAGCTGCCCACCAACTCCACGATGTCGGTGCGGCGGGTCAGTTCCTCAATGTATTCGTGTGGGATCATGGATTTTCAAACGACCTTTCCGGTTTATAGAACATGCCACTTCTGCGGCACAAAAAGATCCTCAAAGGTACGGATGGCAAACTCGTCGCTCATACCGCTGATGTAGTCGGTCACCGCGCGGTCACGGCCTTCCTGATACGCCAGCTGAACGTAGAAATTGGACATCCGGTCGATGTGGTTCAGGTAGTAGTCATACAGCTCCCCGATCACCTTGTCCACCTTTTGTTCCTCGCGTTTGGCGGTTTTGTCCACATAGACGGTGGCGTACATGAAGTCCCGTAGGGCCAGAAAGGCCTCATTCTCCTCCGTACCCACCCGTACATTGCCGTCGCTATTGCGCAGGATGCTGTTGATCATGGTCGTGATGCGGGCGGATTTGGTGGTGCCCAGCACCGCGGTGCAGTCCCTTGGCAGGATGTCCGGGTCCAGCACACCGGCGCGCACGGCGTCCTCGATGTCGTGGTTGACGTAGGCGATCTGGTCTGCCATGCGTACGATGCGCCCTTCCGGGGTGGCAGCCCAGGTGCCTTTGGTGTGGGTCACGATGCCGTTGCGCACTTCCCAGCTCAGGTTGAGGCCCCTGCCCTCTTTTTCCAGCTTGTCCACCACCCGCAGGCTCTGCACATAATGCTTGAACCCGCCCGGGCAGAGCTGGTTGAGCGCCCGTTCTCCGGCGTGGCCAAAGGGCGTGTGGCCCAGGTCATGGGCCAGGCTGATGGCCTCGGTCAGGTCCTCGTTCAGGCGCAGGGCGCGGGCAATGGTGCGGGCGATCTGCGACACCTCCAGCGTATGGGTCAGCCGGGTGCGGTACAGGTCCCCTTCCGGGGACAGGAATACCTGGGTCTTTTGCTTCAGGCGGCGGAACGCCTTGCAGTGCAGCACCCGGTCGCGGTCACGCTGAAACACCGGGCGCAGCGGATCCTGCGGCTCCGGCACTGCCCGGCCGCGGCTGGCATCGCTGAAGGTCGCCCACGGTGCAAAGGTCAGGTGTTCGATCTCTTCGGTTCTCTGGCGCACATCCATGCTGGTCCCCTCCCTTTTCTGGTTCTTCTCCCCCCTTTCCACCGGAAATCCCGGCGCAGCCGATCCCACGCGCCGCGCCTGCGGCAATTGTAGCACAACGGCTCTGTCGAAGGGGGAAGTTCTGTGTCAGCTCCTAAAATTCACTTGATTTTTAAAAAGGTGCGTAGAATGGCTCAGACACTGCTGCCTCCGCCCCGCCCCGGGTCAGTTCCCGCAGCTGTTCCAGCAGCGGACCTTCGGTGTGTTCCGGCATCTGCCAGCGCAGGGTGACCCGGTCGGCGAACTCCGGCGCAGCCTGCTTTGCCCCGGCGGCGTCGATGAGCAGGGATGCCCGCTCGTAAAGAGAATAGTCCACCGTCATGCGCAGCTCCACCACACTGCGCACCGTGACCACCTCGGCATTTTCCAGCGCGCGGGCCGTGGCCGTGGTGTACGCACGCACCAGCCCGCCGGTGCCCAGCAGCACCCCGCCGAAGTAACGGGTGATCACCACGATCAGATCCGTCAGGCCGCTGTGCTGCAGCACCTCCAGTGCCGGGGTCCCGGCCGTTTTGGCCGGCTCGCCATCGTCGGAGTAGCGTTCCCGATTCCCCTCCCGCAGCCGGTAAGCATACACGTTGTGCCGCGCCGTGCGGTTGGCCGCGCGCACCTGCTCCAGGAATGCCACGGCGGCCTCCTCGCTGTCCGCAAAGGAGAGCTGCGCAATGAAGCGGCTCTTCTTCTCTTCGTATTCGCCCACGGCCGTACCGCGGATGGTCCGGTAATCCTCCACAATGGTTCCTCCTGCGTGTTATTCAGAATCAGTATAACATAAAACGCCATTTGTGCAAGTGAAAAGCCCGGCAGCTTTCGCTGCCGGGCTTTCCTCGCACACAACTTTTCAAGAAAGGGAGAAGGTATCTTGGTATGATGATGAAGAGGATATCACTTGGTGAAGATCTGGATCCACTGATGGCCCCAGGTGCTGCTGCTGTTGTAGTAGTAGCCAACGCCCATGGCACGGGCTTCGGGGTTCAGAATGTTAGCACGATGGCCTTCGGACTGCATCCAGGCATCCACAACCTCCTGCGGAGAAACGCTGCCCCAGGCGGCGTTCTCACCGGTGGGAACTGCGGTCACGCCGTACTCCTTGAGCACGGTGAAGCACTTGCTGCCATCCGGACGGGTATGGGAGTTGACGGTAGCGATCTCTTCGGCACGCTTCTGTGCGGCAGCGGTCAGGTTGGCATCGCCCATCACCAGCGGGGTCAGGCCGTACTTTGCACGCTCGACATTGACCAGATCCAGCACTTCCTGACGGAAGTCATCGGTGTGAGAGTTTTCGGGGTAAGAGAAGATCAGCACCCAGTAGTTGCCGTAGGCACCGCCCTCATAGTGGCCGACACTCACGGTGGTGGCATCCACATTCAGGATGCGCTCACGGGCGAAATCGAGGTTCATCCACTGGTCCATGGCGGAGTCCGGAGTGGACACGCCGGCCAGATAGTTCTCGCCAACGGACACATCGTCGATGCCGTTCTCGGCAAAAACGGTGAAGTCACGCTGACCGTTGGGACGCACATAAGAATACGTGGTAGCCAGCTCTTCGGCACGCTCAGCAGCAGCGGCGTTGTGGGCAGCGTCGCCCAGCTCCACGCTGTTCAGACCGGCCTTTGCACGGGCCTTGTTGATGAGCTTCAGGAAATCCTTCTGGTACATCTGATCCTGTGCGCTGATGTAGGAGTTTTCTTCGTCGATGTCCGCAGAAACCGACACAGTGTTCTGTGCAGCGCTCGCAGCCAGAGGCTTGAGCGGAGATGCGCAGCCAAACATCACAGCCAGCGTCATAGCAGCTGCCGCGATCTTCTGAACAGTACGCATTTCGAGTTTCATAAGACATCCTCCTGATACAGCTTTTTGTATAAAAGCCGTTTTGCATTTGATCGGTTGCGCGTTGCAAATCCGTTTTGCAACTCGTGCGTTTCACAAGTGCAACTCTTGTGTCACAAGAGTATCACAGGAACGTCTCATCGTCAAGGGGTTTTGCGCAATTCTTCGGAACAAAAATGCAAAAAATTCAAAAATCGGTCCGTTCAGAATCGTAACACAAGTGCAACTGCATCCGGAAGTGTCCCCTTTTTACGTTACGCTCGTGTTGCACTTCGAGTGCGTTTTCCGGGAAGTGCAACACATTTTTGTTCTTTCGCTCACTTTCCTCTCAAAAGTCCGACTTATCAAAAATGCATATTATTGCATTTTTATTCATTTGATTGCATATTGTGCATTTTTCGCTTTTCCCGTACACAAAAAAAAAGACACCGCGCCCTGCATTTCTGCAAAGCGCGGTGCCCGCGTTTCGATCGGTTTCCGGTCAGTTCATCTCTTCCAGAGCCTTCTTCAGGTTCTGTGCGATCTGGTCCGGGCAGCTGGTGTTGCGGAACCCGCACAGCGTACCGTCCAAACGTGCAATGACGTCCTCGGCCTTCATGCCGGTGACCAGCTGGCAGATGCCTTTCAGGTTGCCGTTGCAGCCGCCGATGACCTCGATGGATGCAATGGTGTGGTCGTCGTTCAGGACAAAATTGGTCTGCTTGGAGCAGGTGCCTTTGTTTGCAAAGCTGAATTCCTTGCTCATGGTTTCAAACTTCCTCTCTCTTTCTTATAAAGGAAAAGCCTTTTCCGGCTTTATCGTGTGCCATTGCCGCCGCCCCGTTTGCGGGCGATCTCCTGCAGGCGGGTGATCGTCTCGTCCGGAGCGGTACAGGTGCCGATGGGATGGGGCACCTTGTGGTTGCGGCCATGGAAATCCGTCCCGGCCGTGGGCACAAGGCTGTATTCCCGGCAAAGCTGCACGCACTCCGCGCGGTCCTCCGGGCTGTTGCTGGGGTGGTCCACCTCGATACCATCAATGGCGCCTTCTGCCGCCAGTTCGCGCACCAGCGGCATGCTCTTGTAGACGGTGGGATGCGCAAACACCACTGCACCACCGCTGGCCTTGGCCGTGGCCAGCACTTCCCGCACCGGCAGATACTCCGGCGAGTGCAGCACGATGCCGCGGGGATTCCAGCCGAACAGCTTGTGGTAGGTCTCGCCGTAAATGCTGCCGTCACTCAGGCCAAGCTCCCCCAGCACCTGCATGATGCCGCTTTTGTAGATCACGCCGCTTTCGGCCGCCGTCTCCCAGACAAGCTCCTCGGTGAACTGCGGGTACATCGCCTCCAACTCGTGGACCGTCTGCAGGCCGCAGGCATTGCGCCGCTGCTTCATGATCTCGCAGTGCTCCCGGAGCGGGACACAGTCCAGGTTGGGGTAATAGCACAGCAGATGCACCCGGTGCTGGCGCTCAAAATCGTAACCGGTCAGCTCCACCGCTGGGATCAGCTCCACGCCCTCCTGTCGGGGATGGGCGTAGCAGTACGCCGCACTCAGGGTGGTGTCGTGGTCGGAGATGGCAATGGCATGCAGCCCGGTACGGGCCGCGATGCCCGGCAGGCGCTGGATGGGCACCGAGCCGTCGGAACAGGTGGAATGGTTGTGAAGATCGCAGGACATGGAAACGCCTCTTTAATGTTTGTAGAAATTGATCAGGCAGCCGTCGGCCAGGATCTGACGCTCGTCATCGGTCAGCGGAGCCATGTAGAGGTCAAATGCCTTGGGTTCATCACCCAGCACATAGGCCTTGATGTCCTTCAGGTCGCCCTTGAGCGCTTCACGCACATTGGGGATGAGGATGTAATCCCCCAGCCCGAAGGGCGTAGCCCCGGCCAGCTGCAGGGGCAGCATGCCCCAGTTGATCAGGTTGGAGCGGTAACGCTTGGTGGCGTACTCGGTGACGATGTTGGCCCCGGCACCCAGCACACGCTGGCAGCTGGCGGCCTGCTCACGGGCGGAGCCGTCGCCCGGCTTGACTGCAAAGATGGTGGAGGCGATCTGCAGGTCGTTCCAGGTCAGGTTCTCGCAGCCGGGCACGGCGTGCACCTTTGCCAGCAGGGCGTCGTCTGCCGTACCGGCACGGCGGGCTTCCTCTTCGGCACGCACGGCCTTGGCACGGCCCACATACTCCGGGTCCTTGCGGCTGAGGGTGAACTCGGCCAGACCCAGGGGGTTGGAGCGGTAGGAGGAAGTCTCACCGGAGGGGATCAGCTCGTCGGTGGTCGTAACAGGGTCGGTGATGTAGGACGCCACCTTCAGCAGCAGGTTGTTGCCCAGCGGTGCGATCTCCGGCCAGTCCTTGATGTTGGGGCCCAGCTTGAGCAGGGCGTCGTAGTCGCCCTTGCCAAAGCCCTGATACACGCGGGTGTCGTAGCTGGAAGGATCGTACTGGTACTCCGGCACGGTGGGATCGTAGTCGATGTCGGTGGCCGGGGTCAGGATGCCGCCGTTGGCCGTGGTGGCCGCAATGCTGCGGGCATCCATCAGGGCCACACCCGCCAGCTGGCCATTGCCGGGCTTGGAGCCTTCGCGGCTGGGGAAGTTGCGGGTGGTGTGGCGGATGGACAGTGCCCCGTTGGCGGGCACGTCGCCTGCGCCGAAGCAGGGGCCGCAGAAAGCCGTGCGCACGGTGGCACCGCTGGCCATCAGTTCGCTGATCACGCCGGTGCGCACCAGTTCCATCATGATGGGCTGACTGCCGGGGTACACACTGAGGGCGTAGTCGCCGCAGCCGCCGGTGCGGCCCTTGAGGATGGAAGCCGCCTCATAGATGCTGTCGTACAAACCGCCTGCACAACCGGCGATCACGCCCTGGTCCACCCGCAGCTTGCCGTTCTCGATCTTGCTGCACAGGTCCAGGTGCACATCCTTGCGGCCGATGAGCTTCTGCACATCCTCTTCGCAGGCGTGCAGGATGTCCTCCAGATTGGCGTTCAGCTCTTCGATGGTAAAGGCATTGGAGGGGTGCATGGGCAGAGCGATCATCGGACGGATGGCCGACAGATCCACTTCCACAACGCCGTCATAGTAGGCAAGGTCCGCCGGGGCCAGCTTCTTGTAATCCGCAGCACGGCCGTGCACGGCAAGGAACTTCTGCGTGGTCTCGTCGGTCTCCCAGATGGAGGACAGGCAGGTGGTCTCGGTGGTCATGGCGTCGATGGCGTTGCGGGTGTCCTGCCGCAGGGAGGCAATGCCGGGGCCAACGAACTCCATGACCTTGTTCTTGACATAGCCGCTCTTGAACAGCTTGCCCACCAGCGCAATGGCCACATCGTGGGGGCCGCAGCCGGCAGGCAGGCTGCCGGTGAGGTAAATGGCCACCACACCCGGACGGGCCACATCGTAGGTGCGGCCCAGCAGCTGCTTTGCCAGCTCGCCGCCGCCCTCGCCGATGGCCATGGTGCCCAGTGCACCGTAGCGGGTGTGGGAGTCCGAGCCAAGGATCATTTTGCCGCAGCCGGCAAACTTTTCACGCATGTACTGGTGGATGACAGCCAGATGCGGGGGCACAAAGATGCCGCCGTACTTTTTGGCAGCCGACAGGCCGAAACGGTGGTCATCCTCGTTGATGGTGCCGCCCACGGCGCACAGGCTGTTGTGGCAGTTGGTGAGCACATACGGGATGGGGAACTTTTCCAGGCCGGACGCGCGGGCCGTCTGGATGATGCCCACAAAGGTGATGTCATGGCTGGCCATGGCGTCAAACTTGATCTTCAGGTTTTCGGCATCGCCGCTGGTGTTGTGAGCCTGCAGAATGCTGTAGGCCATGGTACCGGTCTTGGCGTTTTCCACCGCAGCGGCATCAAAGCCCTTGGCGGCCAGTGCTGCCGGTGCGTTGCCGTCTGCCGGCACCCACTCGCCGCGGGCATAGTATGCGCCGCCGGTGCTGCATTTGATCATATCCAACATCTCGATTCGCCTCTCTTTTTCTGTTTCCCGCCCGCACACTGCTGCAGGCTTTGCCCCAGCAGGACGGCCAGCGGCCACCTGCCCCGTCACGATCACGGATCGTATCGTTTTTTATTATAGCATGAAACCATGGAAAGAAAAAGCACTTTTTCCGAATGAACTGTGAACAGACCGCAAAGCCTCTCCATCCGCTCGACCGCAGCATGTGCATATCATCCCCTTTCCGGAATACAAGCATGAAAAAAGCACCCAAGAACCATCGTTCTCAGGTGCTTTTCTTCATGCCGCCGACGGGGGTCGAACCCGGTCCAGAATTTTTCCGGCGAAAACCCGGCATACACATCCAACGTACTTCCGTTAAATTCCGAAATCCGCTTCTCCGGGAAGGAAACCGCAAACACGGTGCGAGAAATAGAAACGTGTTACAAAATGTGTTATTTCTCAAGACTTTCCGGATCAAGAACCCTGCTGAGAACGTTGTCCAGGTCTGCGGCAGTCTGCACATCCTCGCCATGAATAAGATGCGCGTAGATTCCGAACGTGTCCATCTGGCGGGAGTGGCCAACCAAGGGCTTGACTTGTCCCTCTGGCAGCGTTTTTGCCAGTGATACGAACGTATGTCGGAGATTATACGGCGGAACATAGTGCAGTCCGTTGGCCTCGCAGTAGCGCCGCCAATATTTTCTATAGGTGTCCTCACAGGAGATGCCAAACACGCTCTCCTGCCCGCCTGTCAGCTTTTTCTGTGCCTGCAGAATAGCGGCCGCACTATCGGTGAGTGCAAAGGCGCGCACAGCGTTGTCGTTCTTGCCGCGGGTTTCCTCGCCACGGGTGTTTATAGCTCGCCGGATCTTCACCCGGCCACCCTTAACGTCCTTCCAGCTCAGCCCGATCAGCTCGCCTGGGCGAAGGCCTGTCACAACGCTAAACCTGTACGCATTGACATAAGGATCCTCGATCAGTTTGCCGTCCAGGATCGTAGTGTCCACCTCAAAAAGTGTACGCAGATCCTCCGGCTGCAATATTTCTTTTTCCTTGGAGCGTGCACCCTTTGGCACATGCAGTTCTTCCGGCCGCAGAGTGGACATTTTGCTCAGGCGCAGCCATTTGCAGAACATGGTCAAATCCGTGCACATGTTGGAAAGGTATTTTTTGCTCAGTCCTCCTGCAAATCCTTTGTTGATGATGGCTTGCAGCTGTTGTTCCGTCAGGTCTCCCACACGCCTCCGGCCAATGACTGGACGCACCCAGACGTTCCACCGGCTCTGGATCGGTTCCCAGTTGGAGCGGCTGGTGGTCAATTTCAGCTCGCCGATCCACTGCGGATAGGCTGCTTCTACCAGCATCCGAGTATTGCTGATGCCGTCATCCAGCCATGCGTCCGCCTTTGCATTGGCTTCACGCTGGCCGGTGCGGCCGGGCTTTGAGCTGGTAAAGGATCTGCGCACACCATTCTTTTGGACGTTGATCTGCCAGCGCTGCTGATTCGGCAGCCAGGCTGCCGTGTTGGTTCGTTTTCCCATAAAATGCACCTCCACAGATACACTTTGACAAGCCTGCCCGGAGGTGGTATCATAGTTTGTGCAGAGTCGCAATTCTGTAGGACCGTGACGCCATCCGGCAAGCGGTTCGGAGTCCCTCCACTGGTGCTGGTAACACCGGTGGGGGGACTTTTTTATTTAGTTGTTTGTGCGGTAGATGACTTCCATGCCCTGGTCTGGATGATAAGACCAAGTCACAGTTACATTGTCAAAGGATTCTTTTTGACGCCCGTCCAAAGCTCGAGTTTTCAGCATTTCTTCATAGAGCCAGTCAGGCAAGTCCAGTGCCTTGTTAATCGTCTCGATATGGTCGAGGCCTGTCTCGATCAAGCTCGAGTCTCCGTCCTTGTAGTTGAACGGATTTGTGTCAATCATAAGATAGGAATCGTCATCAGCAACGGTAATCATGCAATCAGAATACACTTCATAGAACTTTTTGAAGGTTTCCGCACTCGTTTTGCCGTGGTCAATAGCCGCCCACACAACATTACCAAACGGTGTGCTCACTTTTTCTCCTTTTTCATTTGTCGTGACAACTTCACTGGATAAGAAAATAGGAGAGCCATCGCCTGCTGTTTGCTGATACAATCCCTTCAGAGTAATCTGCTGGTGATCGAGTGCAGCCTTTGCATACTCATACTGAGAGTCCTTGATTGCTGCATAAAAACGCTGTCCATCTGCGGACACAACCGAGAAACATTTGTAATTTACCGCTTGATAAGGATAATTCGAGCGGTCTTCTCCTTCATAGGTGTAGAAATACCCGAAGTCTGTCTGACCTGAAAATTCTGTGGCGGTCCATTTGCTGTAGTTCGCCGCAAACGCCGGAACTGCAAAAGCAAGGCAAAGTGCCAGCACCGCGAACAATGAGACGATTTTCTTTTTCATGTTTTTTCCGTCCTTTCTGATATAAACTCCAACTCGAGCACCATTATATTTTCGGGGTACGGTCACCTCCTCACATTTTTTACCGCAGACAGAAGCCTGCAGGTATTTATTACATCAGAACCAGTGCGTATACCCCACGGCTTTGCCCTCAATGTGCACATCTTCCAGCTGGGGGCCGGTGTAGACCATCGGCGCATAAGCATTATTATAAGGCATCAAGGTCAGGGTTGTGCCGTCATAATACACCCGCTTGAGCGTCGCTTCCTCGCCTATCCGCACGGCGGCGATCTCGCCGTTCTCCACCTCCGGCTGAATGTGGATATACACCGCGTCGCCATCGTGGATGCCGGCCCCGATCATACTGTCGCCCTTGCAGCGCAACGCAAAATCGCACCGGATATCCTCCGGCGCGTCCACATGGCCGTCAATGTTCTGCTCTGCCAGGATGGGCGTGCCGCAGGCGATCGAGCCCACCAGCGGCACCTTGACCATCTTCGGCATGGGGATGAATCCCGGCGGGATGGTAGCCTTCTGGGTGGGCTGAGAGGGGCCAGGGCGCTCTTCCCAGCCCATCAGGTAAGCAGTTGTTGTTTCGAGCGCATCCGCAAACGCGGCGATTTTAGATTGTGGGATATCTGCTTTCCCGTTTTCAATCTTACTTATAGAGGATTTATCTTTATAACCCATCTTGTGAGCCAGTTCTTCAACAGTCAAGCCAAGCTCGATGCGGCGGCTCTTGATTCTGTCGTATAGAGTTGCCATAAAATCACCAACCTTCGTCCCTATCTTATCATACGGTGGAATGACATTCAAGTATTTTTTATTTTTTTCTTAAAAAAGGTTGACTTTCATTACACCGAGTGCTATTATGATGCCGTGGAATTTAATTCCACAACGAAAGGAGGTGATTACATGACCGATACGAATGCGCTGCGTTCTGCAATCGCAGATTCCGGCCTTAAATATAAGGCTTTGGCTGAGATTATGGGCTTATCCCCTTACGCTTTGCAGATGAAAATCGACAATAAGACCGAGTTTAAGGCCAGCGAAATCGACACTCTTGCAAACGCTCTGGGGATGGATATGCAGCAGCGTGATTCCATCTTTTTTTGCCGAAAAAGTGGAATTTAATTACACGCTCCACAAATCCAACCGCCAAGGAGGTGAAGAAGATGAATCGCTATCCCCGCACACCGGAAGAACGGGAACAACTCCGCCGTGGAGTTGAAAAACTCGACCGAAAGATGGAAGCGGAAGAGGAAGCCTACTGGGAACGCATCCGCCAGAGCGAAAAGCGAACAGACTCGCTACTGCGGCAGTCGATGGCGTTCAGCATTGCTTCTTTGCTGGCCGTCATTTTAGCCACGCTGCTATTATGGCGATGATAGCAACGGCTAGGCTGAGTTTTGATATCCGAAGGCTTTCATCTGCCCGCGTTTCCGCATTGACAGCACGCTTTTCCATTTCCGCAAAGTGCTGTTGCTCTGCAAGCGCCTGACGTCCACCGGCATTGATCTGGTAGGTATATTCCGGTTCTTCGTACTCATACCGGAACGCATCCTTATCTTCATATCGAAAGACCATATTCTTATCCGTCAGCCATTGCATGGTTTCAAAATTGACGGTCATACCGTACTTTCCCATCTGATAAATGGAAAGAGCTTCATCCTGATGCTCGTTCAGGAATTCCAGAACCTTCAGCGTTTTTACGTCCAGCATTTGCAACGCTCCTTTCTCTGCAAGTATACCGCAGACGGGAGCACGCCACAACCCACCCGATGATGGCCGCATGGCAGCGGCCGAAACCATTCCGGTGACGCCGCCGGGATGGTCGTTGGAGCCACCCACAGAAAGGAGTGCTTATTATGGCACGGAAGAGCAATTCCCTGAACCCCGCCATGTATGGTCTGACGCAGCAGGACGTGGAGCGTGTGATCCGCATCCACACCATGTGCAAGGACATGGACGAGGACGCATTCGAGCAGATGGAGACCGCTGCGGCGTCCATCAATCTGGTGGCCAGCCTGAAGAAGCTGGACAACCGCCCCGTGGCATGAAAGGAGAAACCACATGACAGACATCACCATAATCAACAAGGAGGTGAAGAAGATGAAGGACAACAAAAAGCCCGGCTGGAAAGAACGGCTTTCCAACTGGACAACGGCAGAGTTGATGAGACTTGCACTTTTCTTCCAGTGCATCGCACTGGTTTTTCAAATTGCCGCACTCATCCTAACAATTGTAAGATTAGCGTTATGAGCGCAGCCAAAAAGGACGCACCGCCAAAAATCGCGGCCGCAAGGGAAACCTTATAGCTTTTGAGAGCGAGCTCTCTATTCTTCTTGTTTTCCTCGGCTTGCTCTTTTTGGTCAGCTTCCATCATCTCTAACATTTTGCGAATATCTTCCGCGGAACCAAGTTGGGCGTTTGCCAATTTTTCCTTGCGAGCAATCGAATTTTGTATCATTCGATTTTCTTGCTCTTGTTGTTCCGCAAACTGCCTCATGACATCATGAACCTGCCAGGCACTGTTAAGATTATCGTAAAGACCCATACAACACGCCTCCCTTCCTCTTAAGTATACCGCAGAAGGGAGCCACCCACAAGGAGGTCAAACCCACATGAACGACTTAACCACATTCTCCAACCCCGAGTTCGGGCAGGTGCGCACCGTCGAGATCAACGGCACACCCTGGCTGTTCTTCAAGACCGAGTACGTCCACCCTCAGAACCACCAGAAGTACCCCATGTACCTGATGAACCGGGACGGCTTTTCGCTGCTGGCGATGGGCTTTACCGGCAAGGAGGCCGCCCAGTGAACGGCCGCAACAAGCGCTGGGCAGAACAGCGCTGGGAAAAACGTCAGCCGGAGCGGCTGGAACACATCCGCAAAAAGAAGGAGGATGAAAGCCATGAGAAAGCCAAGAAGCCCTTACCTGAAGCTGGCCCGCCTCATCGAGGACGAAGGGTTTGAGCACCGGGAGTTCGCCAAGCTGGTCGGCATGGGTGAAAGCACCCTGTCCACCCGCCTGAACCCGAAGCCGGAGCAAAAGAACAATGAGTGGCGCCATTACGAGATCACCGCCATTTGCAGGGAGCTTCACATCCCGCAGGAGCAGATCGGAGAGTATTTCTTCCCGAAGGTTGAGAAAGGAGCATGAACATGAAGGCAAAACTTTACATCGACAGTGAGGACTCGACCATCGAGGTCGAAGGTGGTCCCAGCGACGTGCTGCATCTTCTGGTGTGCGCAATCGCCCAGATTCTGAAGAGCTATTTCCCGGACGATTTTGAGCGGCAGATGGGCTGGGCGTCTGGACTGCTCTACAACACGATCCGCGAGCTGAAAGAGGAGGACGACGATGAAGATTAAATCCACCGTCTGGCAGGTGCTGGCCGCCGGGAGTTTCGGTGCGGGCCTGCTGTACGCCCTGGGCATTGAGGGCACCGCGCAGGTGGGCGGCACCATCTCGGACAGCCAGTTCACCACCGCCATGGTGCTCATTCTGGCGGCCCTTGCCCTGATGCGCATCAGCTTTGCCGTGCAGGACGCCGATGAGCGGGCCCACCGGAAAGTCCACAAGGAGCCCCAGAACACCGTGAAGGGCAAGCGGAAGGTGGGGTAACCCTCATGCCTGACCTTGTCAACAATGCCTTTTGGTATACGGTCTGGGACGCCAAGAGCGGTGACCTGCTGGCCAGCGGCACGGCTGCCATGTGCGCCCGGCGGCTGGGCTACGCCAGCGCCAACAGTTTTGCCGCTTCCGTCTGCCACTGGCTCAAGGACGGCAGGCAGCACGTCAAGTACATTTGCCAGCGGGAGCTCATCCCGCGCAGCGAAGTGGACAGCCTGCCACGCAAAACAAAAAGGCCCGCCCGTGTTCGCAGCACGGACGAGCCCAAGGGTGATGGATTCTCTACTCCCCATCACCCCGAAGAATAACACACTTTGGAGGTTTTTACAAGCATGAAAGGTATTCTGATCGAACCGGGCCGCGCCCCGGAACCGGCAAATCTGCCGGACACCCTCTCCGCTATGGAGGCCCGGCTTGGCGGCACGGTGGAGCATTACATCTTCCCGCGCACCCCGGCGGTGCTGTTCTTCCGCACGGCGGGCCAGCCGGTCAACCGTGTGGTGCGCGGCCAGCCACTGTGCGGCACCATCTTCTGCTATGGCTGGCGTGGCGGCGACATCAAGCCGCTGTCCGGTGCCCTGCTCGCCGAGCTGCTGGACCGTCTGAAGGACACGGAGGTGCGGGTATGAACGAGTACATCATCAGCCAGAACTGCAACGGTGTCCACTATGCCTATTCCCGTGGGCGGTTCTGGCGCTGGGACGAATCTGCACACGTCTGGAAAGAGAGCCACCTGCTGGCCCAGAAGTTTGGCAAAGCCAAGACCGTTGAAAAGCGGCTGACCCCGGAAGCGTTTCTGACCAGCAACGAGTTCATCCCGATGGACGAGTACGAAATCGACTGCGCAATGCTGGACGCATTAGAAAATGCCAAGCCCTGCAAAAATGCCCCCATCGACCCAGTGGAAGAGGATTCTTCCTCGGGTGTTCCTGCTTCCTGCATCTGCTCTACCTGCACCTGTGGCGGGTGCAAAGAAGAATGCTTCGGAAACTGCCACAGCTGCGGCCATCCCGTGCAGGAGTGCAACAGCTATCAGACCGAAGGCGAAAAGCATTTAACTCCCGCTCACTCTGCGGATGTTGACAAACCGGAAGTGCCCGGAACCCAGACGACACAGAACAAGCCCCTGACCACGATCCCGGATGAGATGCGCCCGGCGTTTGATTATTCCGGGCTGGATGCACAGACGGTGGATGACCTGCACTTTGCAGAAAAGGAGTACCAGCACGGCAAAAAGCTGGCCGAGCGCGGCCTTGTCCACATGGGCAATGCCATTGCCGCCGCCCATGATGCACTGTGTGGCACCGTTGTCCAACAATTGGACAACGGTGAAGATGGAGCTTGTCGCACAATGCGAAAAGCTCGAAATAACCAGCACAGCGAAGATACGTTCAAAAGCTGGTGCCTGTCTATCGGCATCACCAAGGATAGTGCCTACCGACTGCTGCAGGTCTCTGCCCTGATGGACGGCAGCAGCCCCCGCCAGCGGGCCATTCTGGAAGCCCTGCCGCCGACCCTGCTGTATGCCGTGGCAAAGCCCAGCGCTCCGGCAGAGCTGGTGGAGAAGGTCAAGAACGGTGAGGTTTCCACGAACAAGGAGTATCAGGACCTGCTGGCCCAGATCAAAGCCGAGAAAGAGCGGGCCGATGCTGCCGAGGCTGAGCGGGACAAGCTGCTGGGTGCCCAGAATCGGGCTGCTTGGGCGGAAAGCCACATCCAAGATGTCGAAGCCCAGCGGGATGCCGCCCTTGCGGACGTGCAGGGTCTGACCGAGCAGAACGCCAAGCTCCAGCAGAGTTACCACGATGCGGACGAAAGCCGCATTGCCGCCAACCTCCAGCGCCAGAAAGCCGAAGCTGAGCGCGACAGGGCCGAAGCCCGCGCCAAGGACGCGGAGAACCAGCTTGCAGGCTCCCGGCAGGTGGCCGAGGCGGCCAAGCTCCGGGGCGACAAACTCAAGGCCGAGAACGACGCGCTGAAAAGTCAGCCCATCACCGCGGTGGTGGACGAAGAAGAGGTGGACAGGCGTGCCGGAGAAAAGGCGTACCAGATGGCCGCCGAGATGACCGCCGAGCTGCAGGCAAAGCTGAACGCCGTCACCGGAGACGCAGAGCAGGACGTCCGGAACGCTTACGACAGCGTCCTGCTGGCCAGCCGCTCCATGCTGAACACCTGGCAGATGGTAAAGCCGCAGTTCTGCAAGCTGCCGAAAGCCCAGCGGGAGACCCTTGCCAACCAGATCGTCAGCATCAACGGACAAATCAATGGGGAGGTCGCACAATGTCTGTAACCATTACGGCCCTTGAGGCCGAAAACGTCAAGCGCATCAAGGCGGTGGCCTTTGCGCCGTCGCCCACCGGGCTCACTCTCGTGGGCGGCAACAACAATCAGGGCAAGACCAGTGTGCTGGACGCGCTGGCGTGGGCGCTGGGCGGGGAGCGCTTCCGCCCCACTGCCGCACAGCGGGACGGGGCGGTCGCCCCGGCCCACCTCAAGGTCACCCTGTCCAACGGCGTGATCGTGGAGCGCAAGGGCAAAAACGCCAGCCTGACCGTTACCGACCCCACGGGCCGCCGCAGCGGCCAGCAGCTGCTCAACGCCTTTGTGGAGCCGCTGGCCCTCGATCTGCCCCGCTTCATGGACGCCAGCGACAAGGAAAAGGCTGACATCCTGCTGCGCATCATCGGCATTGGGGCCGAGCTGCACACCCGGGATCTGGAGATCAAGGGCCTGTACGACAAGCGCACCTTCACCGGTCAGCTGGCCGCCCAGAAAAAGCACTTTGCCGAGGAACTGGTCTCCTACCCGGAAGCCCCGGACGAGCCGGTCAGCGCTTCCGACCTCATCCGCCAGCAGCAGGACATCCTTGCCCGCAACGGCGAGAACCAGCGCAAGCGGACGCAGCTGGCCCAGCTCTCGGATTTGCTTGAACGGCAGAAAAAGGTCGTTGCAGACCTTGAGTTTCAGCTGACTGGCGAAAAGCAGCGGCTGGTGACCATGCAGGCCGATGTGAAAATCGCCCAGACTGCTGCTGAAGATCTTCAGGACGAATCCACCGCCGAGCTGGAAGCCTCCATCCGGGACATTGAGGAGACCAACCGCAAGGTGCGGGCCAACCTGGAAAAATCCCGGGCTGAGGACGAAGCCGCCCAGTACGCCAGCGAGTACGACCGCCTGACCGAATCCATCCAGCAGAAGCGTGCCGACCGCATGGCCCTGCTGAACGGCGCAGACCTGCCGCTGCCGGGGCTGAGCGTGGAGGACGGCGTCCTTACTTACAAAGGCAAGCACTGGCGGGATATGTCCGGCAGTGACCAGCTGCGGGTGGCCGCCGCCATCGTGCGCCGGCTGAACCCGGACTGCGGCTTTGTTCTGCTGGACAAGCTGGAGCAGATGGACATGACCACCCTGCAGGAGTTTTCCGCCTGGCTGGAAGCAGAGCACCTGCAGGCCATCGCCACCCGCGTGTCCACCGGCAGTGAGTGCCAGATCATCATTGAGGACGGCATGGTCAAGGACGCCGTGCCGCCCGAAGAGAAGCCCCAGCCCCGGAGCTGGACGAAAGGAGCGTTTTAAATGAGCAAGTATGCAGTCACCAGCGGCATCCAGACCGCGCCGGTCAAAACCGTGCTCTACGGGCCGGAGGGCATTGGCAAATCCACCTTTGCCTCCCATTTTCCGGATCCGGTGTTCATCGACACCGAGGGCGGCACAAAGCGGCTGAATGTGGCCCGCCTGCCCCAGCCCACCAGCTGGGCGATGCTGCTGGACGAGGTGGCCGAGGTGCGCAAGGGCAGTGTACCCTGCGGCACGCTGGTCATCGACACCGCCGACTGGGCAGAGCGCCTGTGCATCCAGGCCGTGTGCGCCCGCGCCAAGGTGAACGGCATCGAGGATTTTGGCTACGGCAAGGGCTACACCTACGTCAAGGAAGAGTTTGCCAAGCTGCTGGACGCGCTGGAAGAGGTGCTCAACGCCGGGCACAATGTGGTGGTGCTGGCCCATGCCGCCATCACCAAATTCGAGCAGCCGGACGCCGTGGGCAACTACGACCGCTGGAGCATGAAGACCTCCAAACAGGTGGCCCCGCTGCTGCGGGAGTGGTGCGACATGCTGCTGTTCGCCAACTACAAGACCGTGGTGGAAAAGGCGGGCAGCAGTCCCAACGCCAAAAACAAGGCCAGCGGCGGCCGCCGGGTGATGTACACAGCGCATCACCCCTGCTGGGACGCCAAGAACCGCTTTGGCCTGCCGGAAGAAGTGCCCTTTGAGTACGCCAGCATTGCCGCCTGCATCCCCGGTTGCAACACTGAGAACAGGGCAGTTCTTAGCTCTCCCTCTGGGAGAGCTGGCACGGCGCAGGCCGTGACTGAGAGGGCGAGCCAGCCAGAAGCCGACATCCTGCCCACCCCGCAGGCACAGCCGGAACCGCCCCGTGAAGAGGTTCCTAAGGCCCTGCTCACGCCGGATCTGGTCGCCCTGGGCGTGCCGGAAAAACTGGCTCCGCTCATGAGCGCCAACAACGTGACTCCGGAAGAGCTGCAGCATGTAGTGGGCGAGCGGGGCTACTTCCCGGAGGATATGCCCATCAAGGACTACCCCATGGATTTTGTGGAGGGCTGCCTGATCGCCGCATGGCCGCAGGTGCTGCAGATGGTCCTGGACAGCCGTGACCTGCCGTTTTAACGTACATTAAATAAAGGAGAAGCATTATGAACGAGATGAACAACGAAGGTTTCGCTTTGGGTTGGGATGACGAGTTTACCAACGAGCAGCAGGAATTCGTGCTGTTGCCGGAGGGCGAGTACCCCTTTGAAGTGACCCAGATGGAGCGTGCCCGCTATGAGGGCGGGGCCAAGCTGCCGCCCTGCTCCATGGCAAAACTGACCCTGCGCATTTATGGCGGGGCCAAGGGCGACACCACCGTGACCCACCGCCTGTACCTGCATACCAAGACCCAGGGTCTGCTGGGCGCGTTCTTTGAGAGCATCGGCCAGTGCATGCGGGGCGAAACCTTCCGCCCCCGCTGGAACGAGGTGGTAGGTGCCAAGGGCATCTGCAAGCTGGGCGTCCGGGAGTACACCAAACAGAGCGGCCCTCACGCCGGTGAGACCGGCCAGAGCAACGAGGTGCAGCGCTTCCTGCCGCCCCCGGCACCCAAGGCGGCACCCTCGCAGGGCTGGACGCAGGGGGCATTCTGATGGGGCAGGAACTGAGACCCTACCAGCAGCAGGCCCGTGACCGCATCCACGCCGAGTGGGACGCCGGCCACACCCGCACCCTGCTGGTGCTGCCCACCGGCACCGGCAAAACCATTGTGTTTGCGTCGGTGGCTGCCGATCAGGTGCGTGCCGGCGACCGGGTGCTCATTCTGGCGCACCGGGGCGAGCTGCTGGAACAGGCTGCCGACAAGCTGCAGCGTTCCACCGGCCTTGTCAGCGCCGTGGAAAAGGCCGAATCCACCTGCCTGGACAGCTGGTTCCGGGTGGTGGTGGGCAGCGTGCAGACCCTGCAGCGCACCGCCCGGCTGGAACGCTTCCCGCAGGATTATTTCGGCACCATCATCATCGACGAGGCCCACCACGCCATCACCGACGGTTACCGCCGCATCCTGGACTACTTCAGCGGGGCCAAGGTGCTTGGCGTCACCGCCACGCCGGACCGCGGCGACATGCGGAACCTGGGCGAGGTGTTCGACAGCCTGGCCTATGAGTACAAGCTGACGGATGCCATCAAAGAGGGTTATCTGTGCAAGATCATGGCCCAGACCATTCCCCTGAAGCTGGACATCACCGATGTTGGTTTTACCAGCGGCGATTACTCGCTTGGACAGTTGGGCACGGCGCTGGACCCGTACCTGGAACAGATCGCCGCCGAGATGGCACAGCGGTGCAAAGGCCGCAAGACCGTGGTGTTCCTTCCCCTCATCAAGACCAGCCAGAAGTTCCGGGACCTGCTGAACACCTACGGCTTCCGGGCTGCCGAGGTCAACGGCCAGAGCGACGACCGCAGGCAGGTGCTGGCCGACTTCGACGCCGGCAAATACAATGTACTGTGCAACTCCATGCTGCTCACCGAGGGCTGGGACTGCCCCTCCGTGGACTGCGTGGTGGTGCTGCGGCCCACCAAGGTGCGCAGCCTGTACAGCCAGATGGTGGGGCGCGGCACCCGCCTTTCCCCGGGCAAGACCGACCTGCTGTTGCTGGATTTCCTGTGGATGACCGACAAGCACGAGCTGTGCCGCCCGGCAGACCTGGTCTGTGAGGACCGCACTGTGGCCCGCCAGATGACCGAGCATCTGGCCGAGACCGGCTGCCCGGAGGACATCGAGGAGGCCGCCGCCCAGGCCAGCGAGGACGTGGTGGCCCAGCGGGAAGAAGCCCTTGCCAAGCAGCTGGAAGAGCAGCGCCGTAAAAAGGCAAAACTGGTGGACCCGCTGCAGTACGAAATGAGCATTCAGGCCGAAGATCTGGCCGGGTATGTGCCCGCCTTTGGCTGGGAGGCCGGTCCGCCCAGCGAGCAACAGACCGCCGCGCTGGAAAAGCTGGGCATCCTGCCGGACGCAGTGGAATCCGCCGGCAAGGCCGCCCTGCTGCTGGACCGCCTGAACAAGCGCCGGGACGAGGGCCTGACCACGCCCAAACAGATCCGCTGTCTGGAAAAGTACGGGTTCCAGCATGTGGGCACCTGGAGCTTTGAGGCCGCCCGCCACATGATCGATCGCATAGCGGCTCAGGGCTGGCGCGGCGTGCCCAAGGGCGTGAACCCCCGCACCTATACCCCCGCTGCAGAGCCGCCTGCTGCAGACAGTCCTTTTGATTTTGGATGGTAACGTGAATGGACAATGCGAATGAACTCAAAGAAGCGCTGGATTTTCTCAGCCCGTCCGCCCTGACCTACGACGAATGGATCCTGGTGGGCATGGGCCTGAAGGAAGCCGGCCTGCCCGTGGAAGCATGGGAACAGTGGAGCGCCCGGGACGGGGGCCGCTACCACAAAGGCGAGTGCGCCAAGAAGTGGGCCAGTTTCCACGGCGGCGGGGGCAGCCCCGTCACGGCCAGCAGTATCTTTCAGCTGGCCTATTCCAGCGGATGGAGAGGCCCTGCCGGCCATGCACTGGACTGGAACGACGACATCTCCGCCGGGACGAACCACACAGACGGCCAGCTGGTAGACCCCCGTTGGGTGGAAGCCCACGATCTCGCCCTGCCGGAACAGTGGGACCCTGTGGACCAGCTCAGGCGCTACCTGCAGGCCCTGTTTGAAGAGGACGAGTATGTGGCCTATGTCACCGAGAGTTTCATGGCCGACGACAAACGCCGCCCGGCCAAGGGCAGCTGGACCCGCACCGCCGGGCAGCTCCTTGCCGAACTGGGCACCTGCGGCGGGGATCTCGGCAAGGTGCTGGGCGACTGGGACCCGGAGGTGGGTGCCTGGATCTGCTTCAACCCCGTGGACGGCACAGGCCGCAAGGACGCCAACGTCACCGCCTACCGCTACGCCCTTGTGGAGTGCGATAACATGGAGCTGGGCAAGCAGCAGGCCATCATCAAGCAGCTGGAGCTGCCCTGCGCCGCGCTGGTGTACTCCGGCGGCAAGAGCGTCCACGCCATCGTCAAGGTGGACGCCCCGGACTATGCCGAGTACCGCAAGCGGGTGGATTACCTCTACGCTGCCTGCCAGAAAAACGGCCTGACCCTCGACCAGCAGAACCGCAACCCCAGCCGCCTGAGCCGGATGCCCGGCATCCTGCGCGGCGACAAGCGGCAGGTGCTTCTGGAGACCAATTTCGGCAAGAGCTGCTGGGACGAGTGGGTGGACTGGCTGGAAGCCGAGACCGACGACCTACCGGACACCGAGAACCTCGCCGCCGACTGGGAGCACCTGCCCCCGCTGGCAGACCCGCTCATCTTCGGGGTGCTGCGCAAAGGGCACAAGATGCTTCTGGCGGGCCCCAGCAAGGCCGGCAAGAGCTTTGCCCTCATCGAGCTGTGCATCGCCATTGCCGAGGGCAAACCGTGGCTGGGCCAGTTCTCCTGCGCCCAGGGCAAGGTGCTGTACATCAATCTGGAGCTGGATCGGGCCTCCTGCCTGCACCGCTTCAAGGATGTGTACACCGCCATGGGCCTGCCGCCGGAGCACCTGAAAAACATTGACATCTGGAACCTGCGCGGTGCGTCCGTGCCCATGGACAAGCTGGCCCCCAAGCTCATCCGCCGGGCCCAGAAAAAGGGCTACATGGCCGTGGTGCTGGACCCCATTTATAAGGTAATCACCGGCGACGAGAACAGCGCCGACCAGATGGCCAAGTTCTGCAACCAGTTTGACCTTGTGTGCCGCGCACTGGACTGCGCCGTGATCTACTGCCATCACCACAGCAAAGGTGCCCAGGGCGGCAAGCGCAGCATGGACCGTGCGTCCGGTTCCGGCGTGTTCGCCCGTGACCCGGACGCCATGCTGGACATGACCGAGCTGACGCCCACCGACGCCATCCGGGAGCAGCTGCGCAACAAGGCAGCTTGTCGGGTCATCAAGGCCATGCTGGACAAGCGCGGCCATGCGGACGCCTACGGCCCGGACGATACCCTCAGCAAGAGCCGGATGCTGGCCGTGGCCAAGGAGTGCCTGGGCCTGGCCGACCTGCGGGCCATTGACGCCGAAGTCGCCGCCGCCCAGAAGCAGGCCGACGGCATGACTGCCTGGCGCATCGAGGGCACGCTCCGCGAGTTCGCCCGCTTTGACCCGGTGAACCTCTGGTTTGACTACCCGGTGCACAAGCCGGACAGCGGCCTGCTGGAGGATCTCCAGCCGGACAGCGACTTCCGCACTCTGGGCAACCGCGGTGCCGCTAAGCGCTGGGGCGACAAAGGCAAAGTGACCAAGGACAAAAAAGCCGAACTGGACACCGCCTTTGAAGCCTGCACCATGGACGGCGAGGTGACCGTCTATGCTCTGGCCGAATACATGGACCTAAAGCCCCGCACCGTCAAGACCCGCCTGAAGGATGACGGGCGGTTCTGGATCGACGGTGAGAAAGTTGGACGCAAGGAACCCGGCAGCAACGGTTAAACGATTTGTAATTTTTGCAATTACAGTTTGTTGTAAAAATGCAGTTATAGCCGCTATTTTGCACGACACGAAAAACTGCAATTTTGCAGTTATAGCCGCTATGACTGCAGATTTTGCAGTGCAACATAGCCTATATATAATAGCTAAAACTGCAACTGCAATTGTGATGGGGTTTCCCGAAGGATGGGGCGACCACAGCCCCCATCCATTCGGAGACCCTCCCCATCACGTTGGCGAACTGAAAAAAAGAAAAACGAGGTGAACCCCATGTACACGCAATTCTTTATCCCCATGCAGCCGCCCACCACCACCCACAACGCAAAGCAGCTGCACGCTTACATGAAGGGCGGGCAGCCCCACGCGGTGCTCCACGACAGCCCGGAACTCAAAGCCACCCGTGCCAAGCTCCATGCGTATCTCGCGCCCCATGCGCCCAAAACGCCCATCCCGGCAGGCCAGCCGGTACGGCTGCTGGTCAAGTGGTGCTTCCCCACCGAGGGCAAGCGCCGCAGCGGCGAGTGGCGCACCAGCAAACCCGACACCGACAACCTGGAAAAGGCCCTCAAGGACGAGATGACCCGCCTGCACTTCTGGGCGGATGACGCGCAGGTGTGCAGCGAGATCGTGGAGAAGTTCTGGTCGGACCCCTGCGGGGTGTTCGTCCGGGTGGAGGAGCTGGCATGACCTACGAAGAGAAAAGACGCTGGCTCAGTCGGTACGGGGACGCTATGGTAAAGGCCAAGCACCTGCGAGATGATTTAGATGAAGCAGAACGTGACACCGGTTGTACCACGCAGCAACTGACCGGAATGCCGGGCGGCAGCGGTGATGGGCAGAGTCTGGCACGAACTGTAGAACGTATTGAACGAGCCGAGAAAGCCTTGAATGCACAGATCATGCTGTGTGATGATCTCCACGCCGAACTTATGGCCCGACTGGAGGATGTGGACGACCCGAAGGATTACGAGGTCCTGCGGCTGAAGTATCTCCGCTTTCAGGACTGGGAGCAGATTGCACAGAAGATGAGCATCTGTGTACGGCAGGTTTACCGTCATCACCGTAAAGGTGTGGATGCTTTGGAACTGTGACAGATGTCAGTAAAACGTCAGTACGACGTCAGTGACATGTCTTTGATTTCATGATAAAATAGTATCATCGCAAGAGCCCGCAGGAAAGGTTTACTCCCTTCAATCCTGCGGGCTTTGTGCTGCCCGGCTGCGACAGGGGAACACACATTTACTCACCCAACAGCCTGAATGTACCAGCCGGGCCTTTTTTGATATTTTCCGCCGTCCGCAGGGGCGGCTTTTTTCATACCCCCGGGGCCTGCAAAGACCCCCGGGGTCATTTTGTACCCTGCCCCCCTCCGCAAAGCACCCCCGCCCCTGCAAAGGCCCCCGGAGTGTGCCCGGCGGGGTGCAAGCCTGCCTGCCATGCGCAGGCTTTTTGTCTGTCAGGAGGTGAACCGCATGGGCAACCCGCGCTATGCCAACGGACAGCTGCGGCGGCGCAACCGGGCCCGGCTCCGGGCGATGGGCGGCGAATGCGGCATCTGTCACGGGCGTTTCGGGCCGATTCATTATGACGAACCTTCCGACGCACAGCACCCGCTATCCTTCGTGGTGGACGAGATCAAGCCCGTTTCCCGCTGGCGGGAGTTCGGCTACCCGTCCGCGCGGGCAGCTGCCGAAGATTGGTCGAACCTTCAACCCGCACACTGGTTCTGCAATGCGCAAAAGGGCAACAAAACCGGTCAAAACGGCCCAAAATCGGGCAAATTCCTGCGCGTTCCGAAGGTTTCAGACGGCGACTGGTGAGGGGTGGGGAGGGGCCCCCGCCCACGCCCACGGCGACCCCTGTGCTGTCCAGCGCCGATTTACACACAGGAAAATTTTGAAGGGGGCTTCTGAGCCATGGCGACCATGAAAAGCATCACGGCACGGGGCACCCGGCTCGACCAGCTCAAACAGCTGGCCAAGGTGCTGGCGGCGGGCATCGACACCTGCGAGGACTGCCGCGCCCTGCCTCAGCTGACCAAGCAGTACCGGGAGACCATCCGGGAGATAGAAGAGATCGAAGGAGCGAACGACGATGGCGACGAGATCGGCGAGATCCTCGCAGAGAGAGAAAGCAATGGGAAGCCAGGAGCCGTCCGAACGCATCGCGCCGGAGTACCGGGCCACTGACGGGCCGGATGCCGTGCGCATCCTGCGGGCGGGCGGCACCGTGCTGGACCCGTGGCAGAGCGACATCCTGGACGACTGGATGGGCCGCACCGTGTCCGGCAAATGGACTGCCCCCACGGCGGGCGGCAGCGTGCCCCGCCAGAACGGCAAGAGCCTGCTGGTGCAGGGGCGGGCGGCGTCCGGCATGCTCATGTTCAACGAAACGGTCATCTACACGGCCCACCTGCAAAAGACCGCCACCGAGACCTTTGAGGAAATGCGGGCCTTTTTTGAGGGCCCGAAAATGCGCCGGTATGTTTCCGAGATCCGCACCGCCCTGGGCCGCGAGCAGATCATCCTGAAGAGCGGCGCAAAGATCAAGTTTCTGGCCCGTACCCGCAACGGCGGACGCGGCCAGCACGGCGACCTGCTCATCTTCGACGAGGCGCAGGAGTTGGACGAGACCGCACAGGGCAGCTTCATCCCGGCCATTTCGGCCAGCCTGAACCCACAGACCATCTATGTGGGCACCCCGCCCGGCCCGGATGCCGTGGGCACCGTGTTCCGGGCCCTGCGCAAGCGGGCACTGGACGGCGAAGCCAAAAAAGCTGCGTGGTTCGAGTTCAGCGTGCCGGAGATCGGCGACGTGAAAGACCCCGCCCGCTGGGCAGCGGCAAACCCGGCCCTTGGGCGGCGCATCCAGTACGGCACCATTGAGGGTGAAAGCGAGCAGCTGGACCCGGACACCTTCGCCCGGGAACGCCTGGGCTGGTGGAGCCCGGTGGCCACCGAACATCTGGACTATGCCCTCGACCGTAAGGCGTGGGCAGCCTGCGCCAGCGAGGACGAAAAGCCCGAGGGCAAGACCGCCTACGGCGTCAAGTTTGCCGCCGACGGCAGCGCCGTGTGCCTGTGCGGTGCCGTGATCCCCAAAGAGGGCCCCGCCCGCGTCTCTCTTATCGACCTGCGGCCCACCGGGCAGGGCCTTGCATGGCTGGCCGACTGGCTGTGCGACCGGTACGGCAAGGCCAGCTGCGTGGTCATCGACGGGCGCAACGGCGTGGACGTGCTGGTGGAGCGCATCCGGGAAGTCTGGAAGGCAAAGAACGCGGTCGTCCGGCCCGGAGCACGGGACGTGATCGCCGCCGTGAGCCTGTTCACCAACGCGGTGAATGAGCAGCACCTGACCTGGTACGCACCCCAGACCGCCCTGAACGAGAGCGCCGTCACCGCCACCAAGCGCCCCCTTGCGGGCGGCTTTGGCTTTGGCGGCGAGAACAGCCTGCCGGTGGAAGCCTGCGCGCTGGCCCTGTGGGGCGCAAAGACCTGCCGCCGCGACCCCACCAGCAAGATGCGCATCGGCTGAAAGGAGCACCATGTTCGTTACCCTGAATTTTGGCCCGGTGGAGGGCCTGAGCGCGGAAGAACTGCAGCAGCTGCAGGATCTGGCCGACGCCTACAACTACCACCAGAGCCGCAACCGCCTGAAAGATAAATATTACGAGGGCCACGTCACCCTGCAGGACGTGAACCTTGGCGTTGCCCTGCCGCAGGGCCTGCGCAACCTGGAAGTGGGCTGCAGCTGGGGCCAGAAGGCCGTGGATGTTCTGGCGGCCCGCTCCATGTTCGACGGCTTTGTGGGCACCGGCGGCAGTCTGGACAGCCTTGCAAAGCTGGTGGCCGACAACCGCCTTGTGGCACAGTACGCCAAGGCCTGCCGGGACGAGCTGAAATACGGCTGCACCTTTGCCACCCTGTCCGGGGACAACGCCATCGGCTGCAGCATCCGGTTCCACTCGCCTGCCACGGCAGCCGCCCTCTGGAGCGGCGAGAAGGGCCGCATCGACTGCGGCCTTGCCATCGTGGACACCGTGAAGGATGAGCACTTCGAGGGCACATGGCGGCCCTCTGTGGTCAACTTCTACACGGATGACGCGGTCATTGTGCTGCAGTCAAACGGCAGCTTCTGGACGGCGCAGCGCTGCGCCCACAAGATGGGCCGCCCGCTGATGGAGCCGCTGATCTGGAACGCCACCAACTCCAAGCCCTTCGGCCGCTCCCGGCTCAAAAAGCCCATCCGCGCTCTGATCGACGATTACATCCGCACGGCAGCCAACGCCACCATCGCGCTGGAATTTGCCACCACGCCCCAGAAGTACATCCTCGGCGTGACCGATGAGCAGTATGACGCCATCATTTCCAACAAGTTCAAGACCTACATGGGGGCCATTATCGCCGCCACGGCCAACCCGGAGACCGGTGAAAACCCGACCCTGGGCCAGCTGGCACAGGGCAGCCTGACGCCCCATGTGGAGAAGATGCGGATGACCGCCACCCAGTTTGCGGCGGCCACCGGCCTGACCGTGACCGACGTGGGCGTGGTGAACGACGCCAACCCCACCAGCAGCGACGCCATCCTTGCCCAGAGCCAGACGCTGGTGCTTCTGGCCCAGCAGCTGAACACCGGCAACGGCGACGCCCTGCGCACCATCGCCTGCATGGCGCAGGCCGTGGCGCGGGACTGCCGCCTGGCCGACCTGACCGAGGAAGAGACCGGCATCATGGCCCACTTCAAAAACCCCGCCATGCCCAGCGTGGCCGTGACCGCCGACGCCGCCATCAAGATCGCATCCGCCCGGCAGGAGTTCGCCAGCACGGACACGTTTTTGGAGATGATCGGCTTTGACCAGGCGGACATCCGGCGCATCAAGGCGCAGGAACAGCGGGCGCGCGGGCAGGCGCTGCTGATGGAGATGGACGATGCAGATAACGACACGGACATGGAATAATTACATTGCCCGGCTCTCCCGGCTGAACGAGGCTGCCGGGCAGAAGATGCGGGAGTACATCCGGCTGCACGGCACGGACGATACCGAAGCGCTGATCTCCTACGCCTACGCGGTCACTACCCGGTACGGCGAGGGCAGCGCGGAGCTTGCCTGCCAGATGTATGATGCACTGGCCGAGGCCGAGGGGATGCTGCTGCCCACAGCAGAGCCTGCCGCCACTGCCAGCTATGGCGAGGTAGCCCGCATGGTGCACGCCACCAAGGACCAGAACCCCGAGAACCTGCCCAGCGGCGTGAGCCGCCTTGTCAAGCGGGCAGGCGCAGACACCACCCTGCACAACGCGGTACGGGACGGTGCCGAGTGGGCATGGGTGCCCCACGGGGACACCTGCCCCTTCTGCATCACGCTGGCCTCCCGCGGCTGGCAGACCGCCAGCCAAAAGCTGCTGAAGAATGGGCACGCGGAGCACATCCATTCCAACTGCGACTGTGAGTTTGCGGTGCGGTTCCATTCCGGCACAAGCGTTGCAGGCTACGACCCGGAGAAATACCTCAAGCAGTACCGGGACGCCGGCAGCGATGTGAACGCCATGCGCCGCATCGACTACGCCGCCCGGAAGGATGCTATCAACGCCCAGAAGCGGGCGGCGTATGCGGCAAGAAAAAACTTCTCTGTTTATTCGAGCTTGAACATGGAGCCAAAACCTGTTACAATGCAGTCAATC